TCACGAATTTGACGAAAGAACTGATTCTTTATACCTGTTATGCTTGCATCATCCAACTTGCGATCCTGAGCCTTTTCATATGTTTTTATATACCACTCAACCCGTTGTTTTAAAAGTTTAGCTGACTTGGCGAGGTATTTGTTGTTGCCGGAGGGATCTTCTTTTGAGAACAGGTCTACATAGTCGGCATACTCTGGATATTTCTTTTGGACCTGTTCAAGTCTGCCCTCAAAAAGAACGCGCTCAAAGATCATTCGATTAACTTTCCAGTTGTCTTTGCGTTCCCAAAGCATATCCTTCATGCTCTTGCGCTGGTTAGAGGCTTGATGGCGATTAATAAACTTGCGCCAGTCGTTTGTAAAATTTGATTTCATTAAGGCGGGCTCCGAACATTATAAATAGTATTTATTCATACAAAAAGAGGCACCATTTTGGTGCCCCTTAAGTAATGCTGAACTTATTTTCTTAACTCACTTAATTTCAATGGTGCGAGTATAAGTTGTAGCATCTGCGGTAGGAACTGAAAGTGATAGAATACCGTTTTCATAGGCAGCGGTGATATTCTCTATATCAGTCCCTTCTGGGAGACGCCAAGAGCGCCGGAATGAAGAGCAAGCAAAGGAGGATTCTGTGTTCTCTTCTTGTGTGTATGAAATCGTAAGATTATTGGCCTCAACGTCAACGTTGACATCTTTTTTGTTGATACCTGGGATAGCAACGGAAATGGTATATCCTGTCTGGCTTTGTTGAACATTGAACCTCGGACTAAGCCCGGTGTCTCGGCGGCTACTTCGATTTACCCCATAGATCGGAGCATCGTTGAAGAAAGAATCAAAGAAACGATCCGAAAAAATAGAACCAAATGGATTGGTAATTGTGCCCCTGACGGGCGTGATTGAGTTTGACATTTTATTTCTCCTTGTACACCCCTGTCTTGGGGCTATCTATAATTTAATCACCCCACTGCAAGCGTCAAGTATTTTTTTAAAAAAAATTAAAATTCGCCCAAATAATTTGAGCGACCACAGCGAGTCAGCTTGACATCAAGATTGGGAATATAGATAGCGCCTTGGTGATTGCCCTTAACAAGAGATAAGACAATGTTGTCACTCTCTGATGAGGCAATAGTGTATGCTTTATCAAAATCCATGGGCGCTTCAAGAATCGTATATTCGATCTTCTCTTGCGAAACACTATATGTAATTGCTGTCCAAATCATTATCGCTCCACTGTATATACTATTGGTGATTGTTTGCTCATTGTTCATCCTTGCGTGGTCGCCCACGTTTTCTTTTAACACGCCCTTGTCCACCAACTCCCCAAAACTTTTTACTCTTTCTTTGGTCGGTGATTAAAAGTGCTCCAATATATTTTCCGCCTGAATCTTCGCCAACCCAATATTGCAAAGGCTCAGGGTCCAAGTTTCCATATAGGGGTTGTGGTTTTTTCTTTTGATACTTCTTCCGTGGTGGCGGCTGATTAAGGTATTCAATGCACTGCCTTACAACTTCTTCCTCTGGCATACTGTCTAAATGCTGATCATAATCAACATCAATATAGACCCCAACCACCCACTTTTTAACACCGTATCCCGGCACAGTGTCATAAAAATCGGAGCCGTGATATTTACCCTGCCGCCTTTTCTTGCCGTAATCTGGAAGCAGGCTTCCGTATTCGCTTTGCTCTCTCAGAAAACATTCAATCATTTTATCACCCCTTGAGTAAAGAATTGGTCTTAGCTGCAAGCTTTTGTTCTACGATATCTGGTGATCCAACCACTGTGATATCAAAAGAACTGTTGCCACTGTTAATATGGAGTTTGGTAAATTCGTGACGGGAATCTAAGCCGTCAGGCAAAAGCTGCCTATCTTCTTTTAATATTTTTAAAGTTTGAAGATCTTCTCTCAAACAAACAACAAAGTCGGGATTGACATACACTGGTCGAATCTTGAATTGATTGTCGCTTGAAGTAAATCTGTTTTGTTTAAAAAGTTCCGTTAGTTTGACTGTTGGCACAGGCATCCTCCTTGTGATTATCGTTGAGTGGATATACATATTGAGCACCTACATACCAAGTTTGCCCATTATATAAAACTGAGTAAGTATTATAAGAGCTACCGACCACTACTGCCGATGATGGCTTTTTTAGTTTAATATATTCTGATAAAGATCCTTGATTGTAGTCGTATTGATACAACATCACCTCGGACGGAATATAAGCTAAATCACCCTTCTTCATCTTGTTCCTCTTCGACTGCTTCTTCTACCTGTTCTTCTGGAGGGTTTTCTAAATAATGTATATATCCTGCGAGGATTGACATACAATCCTCCATTCGCGAATCGATCTTGGCCAGTTCGAGGCGCAAGGCGTGAAGAAGCTCCATGCCCTCTTGGTGGTCTGGCGACTTCCTTTTCATCTTATCGCTAATATTAGCTGCGCCTTTCGACGCGGATTGTAGCTCATCTTGCACGTATTTCAACATATGTGACACTTCTTTTGGAATATCTTGAAAATCGGTTACTAAGTTAAGGGTTACATTCATAATTTCTCCATTGTATATTAATATTATAACAAGTCTTTTGTTATATGTCAAATATTTTATTTATTTTCTTGTTGAAAATTTTAACCAACGCTCTTCCACAATGTGGGTGGAGGTGCCGTCAATTGGTAAAATCTTATATTTTTTTGTATTTTTCGCAGCCGTCGTAATTGGTGCCGGTGCGACTTGAATGACAATAAATATATTTTTTCGCTCATTAATTTCACAAGGATTGTTCTTTCTTAAGGACACATAGTCGTTAACTTTGAATTTTGGACTTGAATAGTGTGACTCTAAAACTTTTTTAGCGTACTTGTTGCCAGTTAAAGAATCGTATTGTTTATTGGTGGGTACAAACTCTTTATCGTAAAGCACTCGGTATGCTAAGTCACCATAGTATGGAGGGTTGGCACAGTAATAGAGAGCACAAATCTTTGCAATCTCCCTATGCGTTTCATTATATTGTTCTTGCCAAGCTGTATTTGAGCTATTATCGTTTTTTAAATAACTTTTCTCAATATCGTAAAAAGCATTACATTGTTTTTCAGTAATCCCGCCATATTTTTTATAGCTTGCGGCAAGAGATGACAGAAAAGAAAATACGTTTGGACTGATATTTTTCTCCTGCTTAAGTAAATTAATGCGCTCTAATATTTTTGGATCAGATATGCGGGGTACGGCGACCTTCTTATATGAAGAGTAGTAGTCCATTTGTCTCCTAGCCAACCCCTCCTGCCGTCATGACATCCCAAAACATTTTAACAAGCAACATTATCACTCCAGATGTGACAAGCCACTGAACTCTTGAGGTACTTTCTTTCCATAATTCTAGTGCCCTTATTCTTGCATACAATCCCGAATCAGGATTATAAACTGCTTCTTTAATCTTGGATATATCCTCGCACATGCGCTCTTGATTTGCGGAAAGCGAATCAATGCCATTGAGCAGGCGCTCCAATTTAGCATTCAACTCTATCAGTGTATCGGTATGCTCGTCCATCACTAATATATAGTTGGCTTCTTGCTATTGAGCCTCGACAATAGCATAATTTGCTGTGATTAATGTGCCTGCTGCGGAAGCTGCATTTTGCAAAGCACATCGAGCCACCTTGGCCGGGTCGAGAATACCTGTTTCAAACAGATCGACAAACTCTCCTGTCGAAAAATCCCACCCTTCATTTTGTTCAGATAGTAAAATACGTGAGACGGTCAAGTCTGGTGACGAACCGGCATTAATTGCCATTTGACGAATTGGTTCTTGAATTGCGCCTTTAATTATTTCTACTCCCAGTTCCTGTTCTTCATTTTCGGTCTCAACACTTAAATCATTTGATGCACGAATAAAGGCTGTGCCCCCGCCTGCGACAATCCCCTCTTGCTGGGCAGATTTAACCGCCTCAAGAGCGTCTTCAATACGGTGCTTCTTCTCGATCATTTCTACCTCAGTGGCACCGCCGACTCGAATTACTGCAACACCAGATGCAAGCTTTGTGATACGATCTTGTAGTCGTTCACATTCATGAATATTTTCTGTATCCGCTAATTGTGACTTAAGTGTTTCAATTCTTTTTTCTACATTATCTAGATCACCTTTACCTCCCATAATAGTGGTCAAGTATCTAGTGATTTCAATCTTAGAGGCTGACCCAAGGTCTTGAAGTTTTGCTTCGGACACTTTCATGCCGCTCAACCTATTGACAAATGTTGCACCTGTAGAGGTGGCAAGATCTTCAAGAATGCCTCTTCGCTCTTCACCATAACGAGGAGCTTTCACCGCTGCCACTTTCATAGTACCACGAACTGTATTCATAATCAGTGCGGCTAATGCCTGTCCCTCAATCTCTTCTGCAAAAATAACAAGGGGTCTGCCCTCTCGTGCGACAACCTCAAGCACAGGAAGAATTTGATCCACTGTTTCAATTTTTTCGTCCGTGACCAAGAGCAACGGGTTGCTATATCTTGTAGTAGCTGTTCGTTCGTGGGTAACGAAAGCCGACGCTGCCCAACCAGACGCGAGCCGAAAACCCTCCACAAGATCAAGGGATGTCTCAACAGATCGAGCTTCTTCTATTGTGATTGCTCCATCTTTGCCCGCTTGATCAACAGCAGTAGCAACAAGGTTTCCAATTACTTCGTCTCCATTGGCCGAAATTGTAGCAATTCGCTTAATGTCGTCAAGAGAAGAAATTGGGCGTGATTGCTCCTCAAGATTGGCAACGACAACTTGTACTGCCTTATCGATACCCCGCTTAAGCTCAACTGGCGAAACCCCTGCGGTTATATATCGCTGAGCATGTTGAAGAATTGCTCGGCAAAGAATAGTTGTAGTAGTTGTGCCATCTCCGGCATCAGTGTTTGTTTGTTCCGCTGCTTGTTTTATAACTTGGGCCCCCGCGTTCATGAAGTAGTCATCAAAATCGACAAACTTGGCAACGGTTACACCATCCTTTGTAATGATGGGGCGCTTGCCCTTCTCTTGCAAAATGACGTTGCGACCCTTGGGACCAAGTGTCGTTGCGACATTATCAGCTAAAGTCTCAACACCTTGTAATATTTTTGATTGTAGCTCCTCGTTGGAACAATATTTTCTGCTCATCTTTAAACCTTGTTAATAATTAATACTTCTTTGGAGTTCTTATCTGACGACATGCCGTACTTCCAATCTGGATATAGAATATCATATCCTTCATATAGTTTCAATATCTCTGGGCAATTATTATAAGATAAAATCCAATTATCTCTTTTTTTTAGTATATTTGCCAAGCCCGCGTGGTCAAACCCTTTATGCTTGTCTCCCGCATTTCCATAAAGGTGTTCTCTATCTTTGCCCAAAAGATAAGGCGGATCAAGATATAGAAAAGTTTTCGGGTGTGCTGGGATTGAATGCTTGAAATGTTGCGCGGAAACATACAACTTCGGCTCTTTGAATTGCCGCACCCTTTCTATGGACGAATCTGTAAACCTTTCATAAGATGCCCGCTTGGACCATCCTCCGCTAAGAGTTGCCCCTGAAAAGGACGAACGATTCAGGGCATAAAACTTTGCTGCGTTTTGAAGAGAGTATTTTTTTTCATTTTTCATCTCTTCCTTGATTAAATTAAAATCATCCTTGGGCAAGCCTCGGTGTCCATAATAGTAGTCTTTATACTTTCTGAGCGAGTCTGCCTCGTTGGCCAACGCCTCGGGGTTTCCAAGAAGAGCAAGCCAAAACCAAATTAACGGCTCAAAAGTGTCATATCCGTAAACCTGTATACCCCTCTCAGCCAAGGCTAGCTCAATTGAGCCCCCACCCAAGAACGGAGAGCACACCTCTCGGATATCTTCTGGAAAGTGTGGAAGTATATGTTTCACAGCACGGCTTTTGCCGCCTGGATAGCGTAGTGGTGATTTCAATTCTACCTCTGGTTATTTTATTTTAAGCCAAGCGCTGCTTGCTCTGCTTCATTAGCTTTCTTTAAGGCTGCAAAGTATTCTATTGCCTCTCCTACGGCTTTTCTCTTAAGGTCAAATCTGTAAGCTGGCTTTACGCCAATAGTTGTACCTTCAATTCTCCTACCGCTCTTAGGTCTTACATCCACTTTCATGGCTTTGGAAAAGATGTCAATAGAATTGCTGTATCCTTTAACCTCTGGAGCCAACACAAAGAAGTGTTCTGGAGATAATATATATTCTGATGCTGCTCCTGGCGCGTGTGCAAACATTCTGCGTCCTGTGAGAACTTCATCAGTGAGTGTTCGTCGCAGATCTTCATCAAAATCTAGCAGCTTGTTTATTGCATCGTTCATATATTGTCTATGATTTTCCTCCCATGTAGCCTGATTCAATGCTTGTACGAGAATTTCACCTTGTTGGTCAATAATTTGGGCGGCGAGGAGTGCATCGTATCTCTTTTTAGCTTTTGCCCTCTTCTTTGGCTCTGAACTTTTCAGATCCTTCAGCACAAGTGTCTTAACCCTTGATGGCGTAAGGCGAGCCTGTTTCCCAATTCTTTTCATTTTAGCGAAGGTCTTTTCTAAATCTTTCTTTACCTGCTCTAACACTTTTTCGTCAATCTTCTTATTTATGGCTTCCCAATTGTCAAAGACTTCTGTAAACACATTGTTCATTTGCTGAACTGTGCTAAATGCTTCGCTGCTCTGCCCTTGGACATCTCCCGATAGCTTTACGGAAATAGTTTTGTCTCCAAATACAATATCTGTCTTTATTTCGATTGCTTTTCTATTTTCGTCATTGAAAGGGTTTTGCTCGCCCATTCTTTGCATGTCTGCTTGTGCAAGATCTTTCATTGTTATTGCCCCAGATTCCAGAGCCTTATCTATAGCCTTGTCAGCAAGGTCTCCGAGTGTAACCCCTGAATCTTCCTTGGGATATGGTTGTTGAGCCCAACTGTTTGCGGCACACATGTATTTATCATCGGAAAGTGGGGCAGCTTTGGCTCTTTCCCGCGCTTTATATACCACCACCCATTCAAACCTCTTTCCCGCTTCCTTGGGCTTTGCCTGCTCACATGCCGTTAGTGACTGGTTCGGCTGCTCTTCCATCACCTGTTCAACCAGCCGAAGAAGATCGGAGGTCTCAAAAGATTCGGTGAAGTAATTTTCTACTAATAAGTCAAGCTGGTTCATAATATATAAATAGTTTTTAAAACCCCAACAGGTCGCCCTCATTGATGAGGGTATATGTGAAAGCATTTCCAAACTTATCGGCGCTTTTTTGAATCAATTTCATGAAATCATTGAAATCATTAGTGTTTTTAAAAACTTGGCAACCTGCGGAGTAAGAATTTACAAGATCTGCCTCACCATACTTGCGGCTACGATGAATATTAATTCCGAACATCCCCTCGTCCATGGTGCCAGCATCTCGGTCGTGCTCGTGGTCCTTATCAGCGTCCCTATATACTTTTACGTCTCCGAGCCTTTGACACAATGCTGTATAGCGCGTAACGCCGTGACCATCAATCTGGTAAACGCCTCGATACTGGTCTGGCACGAGAATAGCACACCCCTTACTATTCATCGGCTTTTCTTGCCAAATCTTGCCTGGGTCTGTTGTGATCGAATATGATCGAACCTCCCAGTTCTTCTTTTTGTCGCGATAAATCACTACAAGGGCATCATCAAACTTATTGAAGATATCCTGTTCGCTACGCACACCAATAATATTAACATTGTATGGAGACTTGTTTTCAAGTCCAAAAAACACATGTCCTTTTGCTTGTAGCGACTTTCTAAACTGTTCTTTAATGATAAAGGCGTGAAGCCCTTTGATAACTGCCATTTTGTTTCCTTAAAATATAATATCCGCAATACCGAGTTCTATTGCCTCCTCTGCGGTAAAGTAGGCATTAACCTTTCGGTTAAGAATCTTCTTGAGATGAGCTTTTGTCATATTAGTCTCCTCAACCATCGCCTCAATATAGCGATCTTGGGTCCAACGAATTTCATCCATCTCGTTTTCAAGATTGTGAAGAGAGCCGTGATTTCCACCGAGAACACTGTGGATCATGACACGACAATTCTTACCAATCCTGCGCTTCCCTTTGCTTCCAGACGCTAACAAGAGCGTACCTGCTGAGAACACCTTACCGAGACCCACGGTATGGATGTCGCAATTTTCCCTAAGAACGCGCATAAGATCGTGAAGGCTAAACATTTCTTGCGCGTTTCCACCGAGAGTGGAAATAATAAATTCAAATGGCTCGTATGAAACCAAAATATCAGAGTTTTCATCTTTAGGGTCTTTTAAGGCATAACTAGTGCCACTTTCGTATAGCGCAATCATGCCATACATTAGCTCTCCGGCTTTTTCCTCATCAAGATCGCCACAAATCCCCATGATACGAGGTGTGTCATCTTTTTTTTCTACGATATGAACCGGCTCGATCTTTTCTGCATCTACCTGTTCTTCCTCTTTTTTCTTCGCGGCCATTTTTGGTACAAAAATCATAATACTGCCCCCGCTTTTACAAGCTTTTTGTTTCGTAATTTTTCGTTTCCATGTGATGTTAGCTCAACCAAATAAATAGGAAACTTTTCAGCCCAAGCTTGCCATTTGTGTGAATTATCAAAATCCGTTGAAAAAATCATCGTGTACTCTTCGGTTTTGGAATTAAACCCATCACCGATGATCTCCCAATCACCAAGTATCTTAACAACCTTGTTTAATGCTCTTTTGCCCTTGATATTCTCCACTTGAAGACAATAGTTTGCTTTGTTATTGTCAGTTTCACGTCTCCACGCCCAAGCTTTCATGTTATTCTCCTTCTATGGTATTAATAATATAACAAGATTTAATATGTCTGTCAAGGTTTATTTTTTTTATTGAACTGGCTAACAAAATCTCTTAACTCTCTTAGCTTTAAGGGCTTATCTTTATAAAGTATATCAGCAGGGCTTTTAATTGGTGTCGCTGGATCGGCATAGGTTGGCAGAAGAGAGGCGGGAACGGGTCCATCGACTCCTTTTACGCTTTTGGCTGTGACATCTTTTCCGGGCTTTTTGGGAGCCGGAGTTGTTTTTCTCAGTTTTGCCTCAAGATCAAAAAGCGCTTTCGATGCTTCATTGACGACAGGTGGGACTGGCTTACCGTTCTCAGTTGCCCACACTATGTATTTGGCAATGTCTGACATTTGATCTCCCAAGTCGGCAACACCCTGAGACTGGATATATGACAGCGCATTTAAAACCACTCTTCCGATAGGGTTTTTAGGGTTTCTGTCCGAAATCCATTCTTGTGCAACTTTTTTAGCATCGTTAAGAATTTTGGCATTTTCTTTTTCCGATGCTCCATAAAACGGGTTGTCAATGTATGTCGGATCTGCTTTTCCCTCTGGATCGTTTAACTTCAACTTTCCTTGCCACAGAATATCTTTTGGAACTCCCGGTCGAAGTGTGCCTGGTTTTGCAAAATGAAAAATGTTTGGATAAATAGAATTGGATAAAAGTGTCACCCCTCGTCTACCAAGTTGATTAAGATAGGCAGCGCCTTTAGCCACGTCCCTCTGATAATCGTTAGAAATAGATTGTATGATTTCTGAACCCAAGGTGCGATCCCTGCCCAAATCTGCTGCAATAGATACATCCGGTGGCACGTTTATTTGAAAAACCGCAATATCGTATCCAACTCTTTCCAGAGCATCCATGATTTTAATAAGTTTTGAAACATTTTCTCCCGTGGTGTCAAAAAAGAGAGGAAGCATCTGGTTTACTTTTCTTATTGTCTTTTCAGAAGTCCTTTGTTGAAGAAGCTTTCTAATTTCTGTTTTTTTAGGATACTCCTCTCGAAAATCTAGCGAGATACCAAATTTGGGAAACACTTTTTCAATAGCGTCATCTGATGTTAAAGGGACAAATTCATCTGGCAATCCAAGAAAGTCTTTGGTCGTAGTCTTACCTGCACCTGCGGGCCCAAAGATAAAAACTGCTTTGAAAGGATGTTTGACTTCCTTGACACCCTTTTCAAGAGCCTCTTCAAGCCTGATTTGATTAATTAATTTTCTAAGTTCATTTAGTAACATTTGTTCTCTCAAGCTCTGACTTGTGAATCCTGTCTAAAACTTCCATCGCCTCATCCCAGTTTTTAAACTCAATAGCCTTGTTATAGGGTTCAGGAAAATTTCTTTTAAAATTCTCCACAGCGGAACGTTTCCAAGAATTGAAAACATGATCATCTGTATTCTTAATTATTTTCAATTGTTCTGAATCGCCGTATTTTTCTACAGTTTGGTGTTTTAATTGACGAATATATGCGATATCTTCGGCAGCAGTGCCAAGAAGCTTCAGAGCATCCTCTGCTGCTTTTCTCATAAAAATAGAAATTTTTCCAATTATGTACAGATTTTGCATGATACGACAAAATGCGAACCCCAAAATAAACCAAAGAAACGAATTCATAACAACCTCTTATTATAACTATTATTATAACATAAAAGCCGTGGAATTCCACGGCTTTTATTGATTTTTAGGAGATTATTTTTTTATTGCTTTTTTGAAAGACGTGCAACGACTCGTCGGAGCACTTCGTTGACAAGAGCTTCATCATCGGCAACCTCTGTGAGATCTTCGTCTGACTCTTCAAGTTTGCCCTCTTCCGCTTCTTCGGCTTCTTCAAGGTCAGCCCCTCCATACGATCTCATCGCCATGGCAGGCTCCTCCTCTTCGGGCGGAAGCTCTTCTTGCCCCATGTCTAATTCTAATTCTTCGTCACCCACGTCCAGATCCATCTCTTCTTCACCAGGGGCATCTACTGCAATTGGCTCCTCAAGCTCAAGGGCTACAGAAAGCTCTTGAGCAACTGCACGGACGATATCGGCAGCGAGATCTTCTTTTTGTTCTGGACTTAAATCTAATTCACCTCCTTCATCGGAAGGTTCCAAGTCCACACCCATTTCTAATTCATCTTCTGGGCCTTCGTCGCCAGGAAGCTCGGGTGGATCGTCTTCCTCACGGTCAAAGACGTTTTCACCCTCACCAATTTCGGAGAGTGCCACTGTGGGAATTGTCGTCTCTCCAAGCGCAGGAATGCCAGCAAGACCTTGAAAGCGGCGAACCTGTGCTTCTGATAAAATTTTCTTTTTACTCATAATTTGTTATCTCCTAGATGCACCTATTTGAGTGCAAAATAATCATATATAATTAGAGTGCTACAGAACAAAAAGAACAAAAATTCACATAAGTTTCTTCAACTTACAAAGAGCGCCCTTTTCTATCTGTTGAACTCTAGCAGGCGTAAGGCTTAATCGTGCTGCAATTTCTCTCAATTTCATTGTTCCGTTTTTATCAATTGCTATATTTGTACAATTTAAATCCTCTTCATACTCTATCCAGTAACGACAATCATTAACAGGACAAGATACGTTTAATTCACAACATTTTTTAGCGCATTCTATCATAGGTCTGGGTGCTCCTTTGCAATTACGTCAAATATATCTTCTAATTCGCCTTCATTTATTCCAAACTTAGAGGCAACATTCTGTCCCTTCATTTTTAGTTTGTCTGATTTGGCATGACGCTGTGAAGATTTAATTTTACTGTTTCTTAATTTCCACACATCAAACCATGCCATAAACTGTGGATCTTCGGTTAGAAATTCTTTAATAACTCCTCGCAAAAAACCTGCCTGTGTCAGCCCGTGATGATGAAGTTTAATTTTTAAATCTACTTTTTGTGATTCAGGTACATAAGTCTGTATCTTTTCGCCCTTTTCATCCCACTTCTTTTTTGGCATCAATATCTCCACATGATGTGGGTATTGCTCTCTGATAGTCCTGAAGCGGTCTGACGAATGAAGCGGGCATTCTCGCGAAGTTGTTGTAGGGTGCGAACGCCGGAATAGGACAATCCACTGCGGATTCCATTTTCGAACCCTTCGAGGATTGGAAGCACCCGACCTTTATAGGGAATTACCGTTGCCACACCCTCCAAAGATGAGGTCTTTCCTCTCCAGTCCATCTGGGCGTCCTTACTTGCCATGCCACGATAAGATTTAAATTTCTCACCATCTTTATAAACAATTTCGCCAGGTGCCTCTGTTGTAGCAGCCAACAGAGATCCCACCATTACAAAATCGGCTCCAGCAGCCAGCGCCTTAACCATATCACCAGATGTTTTAATACCACCATCAGCAACAATTTTAAGATCTGGAAATTGTTTTTTGGCCTTTGCACAATCAATAACAGATGCGAGTGTCGGCATGCCATGCCCAGTTTGGATACGAGTGGAACAAATTGAACCTCCTCCGATCCCCACTCGGACACTGTTGACGCCAATGTCTGCCAACTCGACGGCAGCGGCATGAGTTGCGATGTTGCCCGCCATGACATGCACCTTGTGTCCAAATTTATCAACAATATTGTGAGCAGCGACGTGCATCAGTACATGATCTCCATGAGCGACATCCAAACACAACACGCTCACGCCAGCCTCTATTAATGCTCCGGCACGCTCAATATAATCACCTGTAATGCCTATGGCTGCTCCGACAGTTTTATTTCCGGTATGACAGGAGTCGCGAACAAGAGTGGACTGTTCATCAATAGAATTATACCGGTGAATAATTCCAAGTCCGCCAAATTCAGCCATTTTAGTTGCCATAGCTCTTTCACAAACGGTGTCCATCGGCGCGGATATGATTGGCACACGAAGATCGACGCCTTTTGACAGCTCAGATGATAGCGATACTTCCTTTCTGGATTTAACGTCGCTATATTGGGGCACTAACAGTACATCATCAAATGTAACATGTGTTTCAAAATTCATTTTCTTTTTCTTCCATTGTTTTTAAGAAGTTACTTAGTACTTCTTGTGCTGTATTCCAGCAATCGGGACAATAGAGACGAACCGGGTTGTCTTCGTCTTCTTTCCTCACAACAACGCTCCAAGTTGTCGCCATTTCTTTGTTTGTTTTGTCGTAGGGGCTTTCACAAGCAGTGCATTTATCAGGCAATTTGCCAAACATGGCGACTTTGGATGCCAACTCTTCATTTCCATCTTTACGAATTTGCGCATCGCGAGCACGTCTTTGCTTTCTATTCACCTGTGCTCCCTAATGCGCCGTCTCCCCTGTCGCTGATTGTGATGGGGTACCAACCATAAAGATCTGGATTTGTAGTTTCCATCGCACGGAACGACACAACCGGTGTCATGACAACTTGTGCAATTTTAGTGTGTGGCTCAATTACTTGTGCTTCGTTCCCGATGTTGTGGAGATTAACAAAAACCTCACCCTCATAGCCTGAATCAATTACACATGCGCCCACTACAAGTGAGCGCTTTGCTGCTACGCTTGAACGATTTTTAACTTCAAGCATATAACCATGTGGAACGCCAAATTTAAGCCCAGTTGGAAGAACAACGCTTTCGCCGGGAGCGACCGTTATCGCCTCACGAGTCTTGGGGGAAAAATACACGTCCAGCCCCGCATCACTGGGATTTCCGCGTGTCGGTGGGTGAGCGTTTAGGTGTGTTCTATTGTACTCAATAATCATTTTTCACCTCGCAAGAAATTAAACATCTCAACAAGCTCATCAATATCTTGATCCTTCTTGAGCATGCGATAAGCTTTTACGGCAAGAGAGATTTCGTCTCCCGACAGCCAACCCTGTTCTTTAAACTCAGCTTTAAGCTCTCGCTTTTGTTCTGCGTAAGGCTCGATAGCCTCCTCAATCGTTTTGAGTGAGCGAATATATTCAAGCACCTTTTGACGCTTTGCTTCTTCTGTTTCAGAAAGTTGTGCTTCCACAACAACATCATTGCTAACAAGTGATAAATCCATTATAATCTCCTTAATGTTTTATTATTATAACTGGGCTTTTTTTATTTGTCAAGATAATAATCTAAAATTATGTCTCAATGAGCGAGTACTGAAGCCCCACGTTGGGTGCCAGTCAAGCTTTGCCATATATGGGCGGTTAAGGTAGAGAATATCAAGTTTTGGATTTACTCCCCAACATTTAATACTTGAAGTGGTGCCAGTGTCATCAATAACCTCTACAACCCAATAGTCTTTGTTATTCTTTGTTTTTCTCGGAACAATCTTGCGGGGAATAAACCAAGTAACTTTGAGGTCAGGATCGAATTCTCCAATTGGAGGAATCATATTTTGCTCCAACTTTGCTACAATGTCGTCACTCATAACTTCGCTCATCGGAAACACGCCGGTAAGTTCCACCGTGTATTGAATAATCTCCTCTTCCTCGAAATCACCTTCAGGGCGATATAATTCAATATTATCTTCCAGCTTGTTCAACTTACGAGGGCGGTCAACTGCAATTGCAGACCAAAAATGTTTCAGGCCGCTAAATCGGTCGTCTACAAGCCCGTTCATCGCACCTGAGCGGACAAGAACATCTAGTGCCTTCTTGTTGAGTTTGGAATATACCATCTTTTCATTGAAAATAAAGTCCTCCACCTTCTCAAAAGGGCGATTGTGTACAATCTGGTCAATCGCAGCATCTCCAAGCCCCTTAACAGATGTTAGGGGTTGGACGAGAGTTTCGCCGTCTTCAGAGATTTCCCAAACACGCCCAGAGGTGTTGACATCCAATTTGCGGATATTAAAGCCAAAACCCTTGGCAATATTAATTGCCTTTTCTTTTCTACTCTCGGGCTCTTTATCTAAAAATGCAGCCATCCACTCAGCGGGGTGATTGTGTGCCAACCAAGCACATTGGTAAGAAAGCATAGAATATGATACAGCGTGCGATTTGTTAAAACCATATCCTGAGAAATATTCAAACTTGTCCCAGATGCCTTCTGCTACGTTGCGTGGTATGCCCTTTTCAACGCACCCGATAATAAATTTAGAGTGAATTTTCATCTTAGCTTCGTGACCCTTACCTGTCCCTTTCTTGGTCAACAACTTGCGAAGCTTGTTACCCTCATCAAGAGACAGGTCTTTACCAAGCTTGTGTGCCAGGATGGCAATTTGCTCTTGGAAGATAAGGAAACCGTATGTCTCCTCTGTAACCTCTTGTATCAGTGGGTGATCATATTTGATATATTGTGGGTGTTCTTTCGCCTCCACATACTGATCGTCAACCTTTGCTGAGAGCGGTCCTGGGCGGAAAATAGAGGTAATAGCAGAGATATCAACGATGCTGGTTGGTTTAGCTCGCTGACAAAATGCTTGTGCCCCCTTTTCCGTAAACTGGAATATTCCTGCCCACTTGCCTTGGTGAAAGATGTTCTCGTAAACGTCTTGGCTATCAAGATTAATAGTATCTGGGTGTAGGTGTTTATCGTAGTAATCTTTTACATCGTTGAACGTCGGATCCTCTATATCGTGCTCTCGCTTCAAGATGTGTCGAATTGCTCCGTCAATCATTGCGAGCGTGGATAGTCCGAGAATATCAAACTTAATAAAACCCATTGGCTCAAGGTGGCGAACATTCTGCCCTTCTGCCCAAGGAGTCTGACGGACTCCCTTAGAGTTGATGAGGGGCATCCATTTATCAAGATTTTCACCAACTACGACACCACCAGCGTGACGAGAGCAAGAGCGTACCTGTCCATAGAGCCTGTCGATATGGCTTGCAATATGCGGGTATTTGCCTAAAAATGCTTGCAAGGTTGGAGAATATTCTTTTGTCTCCTCAAACGTGGGTGCGTAAACACCCGCTTTAATACCATGTGCTTTCTTAGCGGCGGGGGTTGCCTCTAAAAGCATCTTGCCCGTAACCTCGTTTACTTCCTTGAAAGGAATGCCGTAAAACTTGGAAATGTCTTTAATCAAGGAACGCAATTGGAGAGTGTTCCAGTTAGAAATCGGAACAACAGTTGTATCTCCCCATTCTTCAATTAATTGCTCTTTTAACTCCATTGGCGCTGCTACGTCGTAGTCAATATCTGGATAGTCGGTAGCATCAGAACGAAGAAAGCGTGAAAATAGAAGTCCATACTTAATAGGGTCAACCTGAGTGATTCCAAGGGCATATGCGGCGAGTGAGCCAGCGGCTGAACCGCGACCTGGACCCGTGAGCATACAATTATTAGCCCTGTCTGCGATTGCTTTCATTGTTAAGAAATATTTTGAAAAACCCCTGTCATCAATAACTGTAAGTTCATGACGAAGGCGCTCGGTATATTCTTTGTTTTTATGAAGGCCTCGATCTCGCAAACCCTCCAATGACATGTTAACAAGCGCCTGTGTCGCTGTATATCCCGCTGGTACGACGAAATCGGGCAACCGAACGGTGTTATCTGGAAGAAAATCTTCAATTAACTGGTGAGCGATTTCGTGGGTATGTTTGATAGACTCCAGCACCAGGCTGTCGTCGTATTCTACGCCCACCAACTTGGAGTACTTCTTATAGCTCTCCCACATTTGATCGCCGTTTTTGGGATACAATTCATACCCAATCTCCTCGACATCAATTGGAAGCTCAGTGCTCTCATAAGATGGGGCGGCTTTGCCAAGCCAACCAAGGCGCTTGTAAAGTTCACGATCCTTCCAGGCATCGCGACTTGGATAGTGACTGTCTGCGGTTGAAATAAGTCCGATACCAAATTCTTCATGCATCTTGATGATATATTGATTTAGCTGATGTTGTTCGGGCACGTTATTCCATTGAAGCTCGCCATACCAACGATCACCAAATACGTTAATCATTTTGCGAGTTGTTTCTCGCATTGCATCAAGAACAGCCTCTTCGCCGTTTTCCCTGTTTTCCCAGTAATTACCAGCATATACACCTCCAAGACATGCGGAAGCTGCAATAACTCCCTCACTATATTTCGCAAGGAGATCAAAGTCCATACGAGGATAGCGATAGAAGTTTTCACTTTTATAGCTTTCAGAAATCAGTTTAAAAATGTTCTGAAGTCCTTTTTGATTTTGAGCGAGGAGGATAAGGTGGCGACGGCGGCGCAATACATCTTGGACCTTTTTACTGGAATTCTCATCTTCAACAGTAGCGCCACTCAAGGTTGAACCAAGAGTTTTTGCGCGTTTTTTGTCCTCCATGGCCTTCTCATACTCTTGACGCCATTCTTTGATGGACGGAATAAAATATGCTTCCGTACCGAAGATGGGCTTAAAATTTCTGCCCTCTTCCCTCATCTTTTTAGCGTGCAGTACTTGGTGAGAAAGACCATTTGCGTTCCCGTGGTCAGTTAACGCTAGTGCATCACACCCATTACTATAGGCAAAGTCCATATGCTCGTTGGGATACCCAAGTGCATCAAATAATGAACCGGCTACGCTGTGTGCGTGTAATCCCACAAACGGGATATTAGACTTTACTCTGTCGCTCATCCTTACCCTCCTCTAAAAAATTACAGTGCCCGTCTAAAAAGACTATCGACTTCTGTAACAAGCTTATTGCGAGTTTCGACATCAAGATCCAACACTTCAACAATTCGATATCGCAACTGACCAAGCACACTTCCAAACTGACTTGTCTTTGCTCGCTCGGCAGTTAATTGTTTTTGCAAATCATCGACTTGGCGCTCCAACTCATCCTTCGTTTTCGTTGTCATTTTCTACTCCTAAACCATTCCATTCATGGTATTTAATTAGACCCTCGTAAGGTCGTTTGACGTTTTTTGATTCCTCAGATGCAAAAAAATTAATATATCCTTCCCAACTAGACAAGTTGTGAAACCATTCCAACTCTTTTACATTTGACTCTCTTATTATAACAGGTTTAAACACTTTGTCAAGGGAAAAATGCCGAGCCGACCATCTTTCTTCAAGAGGCAGCTTTTCTGTTGGGATATTGGCACCTGAATGTTTCCACTCCCTTGTACCTTCTTTTCTAATAATCTGCCTGCATTTTATAAAATCGTCGGGCCCGAATGAAAAGCCAAGATACTCTCCATCCTTGACAGTCTTTTCGTTGTAGCGGAAAAAAAAATTATCTTCACTAGAAATTATAGACCTATATTGCCTTGGGGCTTCTTCGGGATAAACACTAAGCGGAAAAGATACATAATATTTGTCTGGTGTGACCCACTTGCTCATTTGTTTACTAATCCAGTATGAAGTCAGGGCACCGAACAATATACTCCACGAATAACAATCAACTCTATTTCTGTCTTTTGGATGTATTGGCACATAATAAATTGGTATAGGGCGTCTATGATCTTCCGGGTGCGCTGCCAAGATTCGTCCATACCAGATGGGATCCTGCACCATTTCACCAATTCTATGACGAAGTAGTGGTTGCACATCGTTATTACAAACTATCCATATCGTTTCACAACCAGCATACGCACACTCCATAATAGAGCGCTCAATAGCAGTATAGTTTTCTGCTATTGGCATTAAGGCATTATCCCACTCAAATCCAAAATCATGTTGATGACCGGCAACTGGAATTATGCCCGCAAGATGAAATGCTGTTTTGTTGACTGGTTTTTCTTCCATTATAAAACATTTAATAATTTTGATGTATATGAATTTAAATTTATTGTATTTTTCGCAATAACTTCTTCTGGTGAGTCATAGCAGAATTTAATTTTCTGCGTGTCTTCATATAATGCCATAGGTGGCGGTATGATGTCCCTTCTCATCAATTTGATTTTGGGAGAAAGCCATTTGAAAGGCTCAGAAGAGCGATTAGGGTAATTTGGATTTTTTCCATTTTTCGGACCTTTGATTCCGGCAGCCTTCATACATTTAAGAACTTTAAATCTAGCATATGTGTCAGAGTATTGATAATCGTTAATTGCAGCTTTCTCAGTCAAATAAGATATTGCCAATAAGTCTTTTTTATCTGAAGTCACATAATCTCGCTGTGAACTGTAAAAGAAGATCTTGTTAACAAACATATCATCCGTTTCAATATAATCAATATCGTGTGTGCTACCAAGGTTAACCTCAAACCAGTCCATGACATGCCTTATCTCATCGTGATTTTGTTTGATGGGCGAAGATAATCCGTTTATTTTCTTATCGTCAAAAACAATTAAATTGTTATATCCAATTTCAAACACTTTGTTGCCCTCTGTTGCAATTTTAAGACTATCATTTTGTATCGTAATTGATTTGGCCAAATGAGAAAAAGGCGTAAGCCCAGATAAAGATAATAGCGTTAGTATTTTTTGGTATACTTTTTGTTTGGGCATTCCAACTATTATTTTTTTATTATCTGGTTTTTTGAGAGCATAAGTTGGCTCTATTTTTAGCAAACTTAAGTCAATCTCTTTATCAAAAAAGTCAAAAGGACTTATGTGTGCCCCTTCTACAAAAACAAGAGGAGTCTGTGTATAAAAAGAATATAGAACAGAACTCAATGTTGCTCCGATAGCTATCCTATCATATTTTAGCATGGGGGCACATTGGTTGGGGGAATTATTTCTTCCTCCTGGTCCTGTTCTTTCTTTACATCATCATTTTTCTTTTTACCCCTCTTTGTTTTGCTTTTATCTCCCTTTATGGGCGTGGGTTCATAATTTGGGTAAAAATCTCCATAATGATGTGCCATTAGTGCCTTAGTCCTCCATAATTTTTGCAATGACATAATTGTCTAATATCAAATAATACTTTTCTCCACCATGTTCTACTTCCTCAACCATACCACGATCAATCAGAAGGCGACTGTTTCTTTCAAGAGTGAAGCGGCAGTCTTCAGCCCACCCTTGCACAATTGCTGAGCAATACTTGCCCTCAACTTTGGTATAATCATCTGGCAAAAGAATGGAGCTTTGTTCTTTCTTTTTTTCCTTTTCGACATACTCTGGTATTATTAAAATATGTCTATTAAATGGTTGTAATTCCATTTTATCTCCTTATCCACATTTAGCATAGCCACAAGACTTGCACGTTAAGCAGCCCTCGATATAAATGAGCCCATCGGCATTGCACTCTGGGCAAATCTTATCGCTTGCTGTTGAGCCGTCAGTGATATAGTTCTTCAGCACTCTCGCGACACACTTGGCGAAAGAGAACATATCACTGTCTCTATCCTTTTGCATCTGCTCGACAACATATTGAATATTAGCCCCGTGACGCAATGAGAGCGAAATAAGGCGAGTGAAAGCAGAATTATTAGGATTATCAAAAACTTTAACAATGTCTTTTACAACAATAGTGTCACCATTTTTGCCGACACGCAAGTCGTAAACAGAGTTCATTGTCTTGCGGGGATGTTTAACAAGAATACCCTCGGTGTGCTTTGCGGGAATCTCGATTAAGTTAGACAACCCCCCCATAACCTCGTAAGGCTTGCCGTCAAGCATGCCTACTAAAATAATCCACTTCTCGCCCTGAATGGTTGTGTGGTGAATGCTACAGGGCAACTCAGTGGGGCGTTTTACGGCTTCGTTCTCGGGAAATTCTTCTTTCATTTCTTCAACATTCGTGACAAGCACGCCTGTACGTGATCCATCAACATAAACTGTAATTCCTTTCAGCCCAAGCTTCCACCCCAATTGGTAAAGGCGCGAAACAACCTCTGGATCCGTGCCTTTTGGTAGATTAATGGTAGAGCTAATTGAATGATCAATGTGCCTTTGAATTGTTGCCTGAATACGGACTCGATTCTCCCAGTCAATCGCATCAGATTCGGTAAAAAAGTCGGGAATTTGTTCAGTCTCATTAGTTTCGAGGTATTCGCGAATGTTGTGGTGAAAGACCTCGTATTCGACCCAGCGGTCGCCCAAGTCATCGATAAAATCTGCTTCAATATCGGCATCATTATGAGACAATTTGCGGCGGCGCGTATAAGAGTTGCGAAAAACTGGCTCGATACCGGAGGATGTTTGCGACATAATTGAAACCGAGCCGGTTGGAGCGTTTGTTAAAATAGAAATATTTCTTCTGCCAAACTCAGCAATGAGATCGCGCAGCTTCTTGGGCAAAGACTTAATATATGCATTGTCCTTTTCTTTATCCCAGTTAAAGACGGCAAAAACGCCCCGTTCTTTGGCAAGATTTACCGATTCGGTATAAGCAGATATTTTCAATGTTTTATAAATTTTATCAATGACCTCGATACCCTCTTCGGAGTCGTATCCAAGCGAAAGACAGGCAAGAACATCTGCCAACCCATGGGTTCCAAGTCCAGTGCGGCGGCCATTAACGCAAGCAGCTTTTAAGTTTTCCCAAAGCTCTTTCTCATCGTCTGTATCGCACGCCCTAATAATACTGTCCAGTTTCTCAATTTCAAGCTCTACAAGATCATCGGAAAGCCGCATAGCATCGGCTGCAACTTTGGAAAACTGTTTAAAATCAAAAGATGCGTTTTCTGTAAACGGGTTTTTAACGAAATTTTTGAGATTGACCGAGATAAGACGACAAGAGTCGTAAGCGGAAAGCGGGATTTCGCCACAAGGATTGGTGCAAATGGTTTTGAAGCCGTCGTCGGCATATGCCTCTGCGGGGAGATATTTTTCAATATTACCCCACATCAAAAGCCCTGGCTCTGCCGTCTTAGTGGCTGATTCTACGATTTGCTGCCAGAGGGCGGCGGCGTCCACTTCTCTCGTGTATTTTGGGCTTTCTGAGTTAACAGGAAACCGAAGAGTAAATGATCCATTGTTTTCAACTGCCTCCATAAAATCATCACTTATCTTCACAGAAACATTTGCTCCTGTGACCTTGGTGAGATCATGCTTCATTGTAACAAATTTTTCGATATCTGGATGGCGCACATCCATAGATATCATGAGTGCCCCTCGGCGACCGTTCTGACCAATCATGCGACAAACATATGAGTATAGATCAGCAAAAGACCAAGCACCTGTGGTGGTGCCTGCGGAGTTGTTAACGGGGGTGCCTTCGGGGCGTAATTGACTAATGTCAAGTCCTACGCCGCAACGTCTTTTAAATAGGTTGGCAAGAGATTTACCCGAATCAATAATAGAGGAAATATTATCTTCTGGTGAGGCAACCACAACACAATTGGAAAGGGAGACGTTAACATGATTGTTGCCAATTCCCATCATTGGGGATCCTTGGGGAACAATATATTTAAAATTTTTAATTAAATCGTAAATTTGTTCTCGCGATAACTGGTTATCACCGCCGAACTTGTCTTCTATACGAGCAAATTCAGATGCGATACGGTTGTGCATTTCATCTGGGGTTTCCTCTAATACTTTACCATTTTTGTCCTTTAAGGCGTATTTTGTCAGCCACACATTCGCAGCTAACTCATCTCCACCAAAATAGTCTTCTAATTTTCCCAACTTTAACTCCCATCTTTAAATCTCTTATATTTTTCTTTTAATTTTTCAGACTGCTGCTTGGCGGCGTTGATCTGAATTTCGCCAATGGTCTCGCCTGTTGAGGGTAGTATTTCAATTTTAACCCTGCTTAGATCCATTTTGGCCGGATATACAAGCCCATCTGGCCCAAATCGGTTTTTGGCGACAAACATACGTCCTGTATTATTATTTTTATCGTCAATCGTTCTGGATACCGAGCAAATAAAGTCCGCGACAAAACACTTGCTGTACGCTTCAGAGATTGCCTCTAATGTTACTACTTCAGCATTTAAACCCGAACGATTGGTTTGAGAAGCTGTCCAAACTGGGCATTTATTCTCCTGTGCTATCGCTCGCAATTCTTCATAGATTGATTCCAAGTCGTGCCTCTTTTCTCTAGTAACTACAACAGGTTTTAATAAGTCACCATAGTCTACCAGAATCATATCAACTTTTATATCTTTTTGTTTTAATTTTTCAAGATGATTTTTGATCGTTTGAGTGCTGGCGGACTTAGTGGGGTACTCTTTAATAATTAGTTTTCCCTCTACTTCTTGCACTTTCTCATATATCATTTCTTTAAAAGAGTGCAATTCGGATAATGAAACGCCGGTTATACAGCTATCATATCTAATGCCGATACTAGTATCCTGAAGCTCTAAAGTGTAGTGGACAACAGTTTTCCCGGCGAGGACCGCTTGTGTCCCAAGGTGAACAAGTACCATCGACTTTCCCGCACCAGTTGGAGCAATAACAACACCCAATTCGCCATTTCCAATGCCACCCTTGCACAAAGCATCAATCTCGTCCCAGCCAGTAGTAACTGGGTCTCTGGCTTTTACCTCGAATCTTTTTTCAAAATCTTGAACATAATCATATCCAAAATTAGAATCATTTCCAAGTTTTAAAGCATCGTTTATAACTTTAGAAATTTCGTCAAAAGAAGACGACTTTAGCAATGAAACAGATCGAATCATTGCTGACTTAAGCACCTGTTTCCGACAGAAGTCAAGTGATGTGTTCTTTACAAACTCTGCATCTTTGACATCGGTATTATAAATTCTTGCGAAAAAGTCTCTTGTTTGTTTCTTTACGGCGTCTGTCTCATCGTCTAGCTCTGTTCTGAGAATAGTGGTTAGAATCTTGGAAGTTGGATGGACGTTGTATTTTTCTTTATAAGAAAACACTTTATCAACGAAAACCTGTAAGTATTTAAGCTCGAAATATTCAGTTTCTAAAACTTCTTGAATCTGGTCGCAAAAAGATCTATCTTCTAGAATAAGAGCGGCAAGACCTTCTTGAAAAGTCTTGCCGTAACGACTAAAACTGACTTGCTCTTGTGAGTTCAAATTATCCTCATATCTTAGCTTATATTATAACCTATTTGGAAAAACAAGTCAAATTTTTTATTGCTTGATAGAGAGCAGCGAATCATATGCCTTGTTTTTGGCATCTGATAGTTTTCCAAGGTAATCTGTTCGTCTGAGTACCTTAAATGCAAGATTTTCTACAGAATAAGCACCAATTGTTTCGAGACCTGTTTTTCTCATTTTTCTAATCTTTTGTTTTAATTTGTTGGCGTATTTTTCCGCTTCTTCGTATTTGCCGTCATCAAGAAGCCCCTCGACGCGATCAATTTGATCCATGAGCCCTGCTGCTTTTTTTTGCACGTTGTCGCGGTCAAAATCTTGCTTATCTAGAACTGGTTTTTTAAGCCATTCGTTATTAAGAACAGAATAAAGACCTTGTGCTTCATGGGGATCGTTGACATCTTGAACATAAATTTCAACTTCATATCCCTTGATAAGAATGTCATGAAGTCGATTCCATATTGACTTCATTGCATTAAAATATTCGCGAACCAATTCAGTTTTGTCGTCAACATCGGAAAAGTCTACGAGAATATGAAGGTCCACATCAGAAAACTGCGAATAATTATGTGCTGCTAATGATCCCGTGAATGTAATATCTTCGTACTCTGCATCTCCCACTTCAAGCGAATCCCAAAAATCCCCGGCAATTACAAGCAGTTTTTCACGTATCTCTGGATCTAACTTGTCATCAGGTTGGTTCCAGAAGTCTTGATCAAGCTGATCATGAAACTCAAAACTCGATAAATCAACAGATTCAGGGTCAACCTCTTCTTTTAAATAATTTTTTAAATTACTAACGAGCATTTCCGCGTCAGGAGTAAAGTCTTCTGATTTTTGAAATGTTCTCGCCCAGTGTTTAAATAGTCGCATGTTTATAAATAGTTTTACAACTTGGAATCAGCAACTATCTTATTCATTGCCGCAAACAAATCGATAAAATTAACAACTCCAAAACCATCTTCAATCATCATGGCCTTAATGTTAGTTTTGGCAAATTCTGGAAAGAAATTTTCAAGGGCATAGTTTACTTTTTGCCTGCCCTGTGCGCTAACAGAAGGTGTGTAAAGCTGCATTAATCGATAATTCTGCATTACCCTGCTTTTAGCTTCTAAAACATTTGTATACGCTTTAACTTTACCCTGGTGCTTTACACAGTGTTCCATTAGTGTCTCAATATTGTGAAAAACATCTTCCGCCAAAAATGGAAAGCGTTTAGAAATAGTGGGCAGCCCAACTCCTCCAACTCCCGGCAAATTATCTGATTTGTCTCCGGCTATTGCTCGGGCGAGGGCAAAGTTTTTTGGATGAATACCAAATTGTTCTACTAGATTTTTTTGATTTATTACCTCTTTTTGAATTGGTCGAAAAACAATAGTTTCTCCATCACATAGCTGGAAAAAATCTTTATCGGATGAGACGATGACCTTTTGCCATCCCGAATAATTCGGGTGTTGTACAACTACGCTAATAATATCATCAGCCTCAACAGCGGGGAGCATAAGTTGAACAATTGGAAGTTCATTTAAATATTCCACAAGACGTGTTTGTTGCCAAATTTTATTGGCAACCTCTTCATTCTCTGAAAGATTACGAATATCACGATTGAGGCGAATTGGCTTTCTACCCTCTTTATATCCCTTGTTTTTTGTTTTGCGTCTTTGAGAGCCACCTTCCCCGTCCCAACAAATTACAACTTGATCGGGCTTTGTCTCTCGAATGAGCTTTTGAAGCGATTGGAGAAAACCCTTAAGCCCTCCGATGGGCTGTCCATTGGTAGACAAACTTGGGTTAACAATATAATTTCTGAACAAAAGGTTCAGAGCATCAACAACTAATAATCTTTTCATTATTTCACCGTGTTGTGGTGTTCATAAAAAACACCTCTACATTAGAAATATAACATATCCAAGTAGAGGTGTCAATTGTTTTTTAGTGGCGATGCCTATGTGGGTGCCGGTGTTGGTGCTGATGACGGTTTCCGCGATGATAGCGATGAGGGCGATCTGGTCTCGCAGGCCGTCTTCTCCCCTCTACCCACCGAATATGAGTACGAGGATAACGATTCAGCTTGTATCGCTGAACACGATCAACATACCAATGCCCTCGGATCCAAACCCCATTGGCACGATAATATCCTGGGGACCAAACCCAAGCCTTTACAAGATATGGCTTATGAGCGTGGCTATGAGAATGCGGGGCTGGTGTGTGAGCGTGTGCCACACATCCCGACAAGAAAACACCAAATAGTACTGTTGTAATAAGCTTTTTCATTTTAACTCCTATCGCTTAATTATACTTTTTAGACGTATAATTAGTTTGTATTATTCATCTTGCTCATAAAAATCTGAAGCGTTCCCTTCTCGATTGTCAAACTTATAAATAACCTCTTCATCCATAATTTCATAGACTCGCTTACGAAAATCATCTTCCTGCAAGCGCTCAGTCCACTTGGTTGCTTGAAACTTTGGACCCAATGCTTCTCCAGAAGAATCAAGAAGCGTATACCAAGCACCAGTGCGGACCAAATTGGGCGATCCAGCAATAGCATCAAATAGACTTTCATCATCTTGAATACCGATTTCGTCTCCCCATAGAATGCGGAAATTACACTGTCTTCCTTGGGTACCAAAGCGGGATTTCTCCAATTTTACCTTAACCTCCGAACCGATGCGGAAGCCCTTGTCATCAGTAACAAAAGATGCCTTGGCTTTTCGTCCCGTCAACCAGATGCGGAGAGAATAAGCATAAATCATAGCCTTTCCGCCTGGTGTTACATAAGGGGTCGTCATAGCCTCGGAAGGCGAACGAGTGATGTTTGACTTTAACTGGTTCAAAACCAAGAATGTTGATTGAGAGTTAGCGATTGGAACTGTTAACTTAGACATACCCTTGGCAAGAATACGAGCTTTTACAGCCATAGAAGACTGGGGGTTAAAATCACCCTCGATGTCGGAAATAGCCGGTGTGAGTGCAAGTGAATCCCAAATAAACAACATGCGATTATCATTGTTACCGAGAAGATCCTCAATAGTCTCCAAGACGAACTCAACAGAGGCGGCCTGGACGTAAAGAAGACTACCCAAGTCACATCCTGCTTTCTCAAGAAAGCCAGGATCAATTGCTGACTCCGAATCAAAATAAATAACATCAATGCCCATCTTTTGAGCATTTGCGGCAACCTGTGCTGCCATGTAAGATTTACCAGTCGCTTCCAAGCCTGCAATCTCAACAATTTTACCAACAGGAATACCAGAAAGCTTACCACGACAAATGATAGAATCCAGCCAGCGTGAGCCGGTTGGGATCCAGTCTTTGACTTGTGTTGGGTTTTCGCTGGTCAAGTCATGAGCGACATCCAATCCTGCGCGTTTATTAATAAGAGCACGCATATCAGACAAACTAAGTTTACCGGCTTTTGTGCTTTTTGTTTTAGCCATTCGCATTTATTCTCCAAAATAAGGGTGTGAGGCACCTGATTACCCTGTGCCTCCCTGTGGGGATGTAGAATTACGCTCCCATGAGTTCGTTGAAAGCAGCGTCAACAGAGGAAACTGTGTCAGTAGAAGGAGGAGGGGTTGTAGTCTCCTCGCTGGTGCTTTCTTCACCAAGCAGGTAGGCGTCTAACAATGTACCCACTTCGGCTGGCGTTTTACGCTCAAACAGCGTATCAAACTCGGGAATGCTCTCAAGCAATTCGGCGCAACGATCATCACCGCCAACCGCTTCATCACAAAGAAGGGATGAGCGACGGCGAGGAGTAAGCTTCGTTTGAGGAAAACTCGCTCCTGCGGGCTTACCATAATGCAGAACAAGATCCGTTCCTGTCTCTGTGTCGGTAATATCTCCATATTCTGGATTTAGGACAAGGTTGAGCAATTGCTCATACACCATCTTTCCATATCCCCAGATACGAACACCCTTATCTTCTTCACCACGCACAAGTACGGGTGAGAAAAACCTCTGACGAGCCATCAGTGACTTCGCCATCTTAATGCTTTCTTCGGTACCTTCGTTAAAGAGCTTCCGAACAAAATCATTTAGTGGGTCGTCTTCGCCGAAGTTCTTCTTCGGACTAAGAAACCCAGGATTGTTACCCACATTGTAGTGGAACCAAAAATCCTTAAAGGGATCTCCATCGGCTGTTGGGACGATGCGAATTGTCTGTTCTCCGTCTTGTGGACGCCAGAACGTATCGCGATTGCCGCCTTTACCCTCAAGAGCCGCTTTGCGCTCCTTCATTTTATCTAAATTAATTGCCATTTTTATTCTCCTATTTTATTTTTGGCTGGCTTGCCTTGAGTCAAGGTGATAACTCTCTCACCTTGCTAAATTTAATATAACATATCTTTCTTTTGTTGTCAAACTTTTTATTCATAGTTAATTTATTTTTTATTCTTAAAAGACACCATATTGCCCGCAAGTACAAGCCTTCCATTAGACTTATTTTGTAAAACATGGTGCCTAAGATAAGATGGGAATATTACGGCACGACCCTCTACTGCTTCTATTTTTATATTACTAGTTGTAAAAACTAAATCAGAGGATCCTTCTGGGGCGTTAATGTAATAAACAAAAGAAAACAAACTATAGGGAAGGTGGTGGTGGCTGTCAGCATAATGTCCTTTGTCATATCCTGCGAACCACATGCTTGCTTTCATAGAAAAACTCTTATTTTTTTCAACATTGTATGTTTTTTTAATTATTGATGCAATCCACTTCTCAATCTGCCTACTAGGAGAATCAGGTGTTTTTCCTGCATGAAACTTACCTCCAACAAGATTTGTGTGCCCCTTTACTCTGTCTGCCGCATTACATTCTTCTATCAATTTGTTTTTAAAAAAATCTGAATGTGGGTGCTCCTCTATTATTACATCCAGGTCTTCCAGAACTTTTATATTCGGCACCACATTCTCCTGTTTTTTGACCGATTTACATTGTTAAACTTTTTATTGAAAATAATCTGGATCTACTGGGATGGTAAAAGTAAAGCCATCATAAAGTTCGCACTGACAACCGTCGTCGCCATAAGCAATAAAATCGGCGTCAAACAAGATACACACCATCTCACATCGTCCGACCGTCTTTCCGACTTCAATTCCGTCCTTATGTACCTCAAGCGCGGCATAAGTACCCACCGCTGATAGTCCGGCAATAACCAGTCCTCGTTTCCAATATTTTTTGATAAAATCCAATACCTTGTTCATAATAATTTCCTAATTGTTTGTTTGGTCAGTGTTGATAACCAAATATCCGTAATTCTCTTCATAAGACGTTGAGTGAACCTGAAATGCTGCCCTGACATCTTTTTCAATATTTTTATTAATATTATCTGTCAATTTTCTAAGGAGCTTTCCATCGGTTTCCAAAGCTTTTGAGTTTATAGCATAATAATAACATTTCTCAACAATTCTGTCAAGGGAAAAAAATAACTTTTCTTCTCCACTAACAATATCTACAATTCCAAATGTGCTAATTTTTGCAGTCTCCTTTGAATCAAAAGACGTGGCATGAATAGGGTTTTGATGATTGTAAACATTTATCATATGAAATGTTGACACGATTAGTTCATTAAGTCGATCATAATAGCCCACAATGGGAACTTCGCCAATAATCTCATCAACTAATTTATTATCTACCAAATATATCTTCTCGATTGCAGCAGAGCGAGCATATTCTTGAAAAACACTCCTTACAAGACGCTCTTGATAAATGTTCAATTGTCCCAAAAATTCTAAATCTGGCTTGATGTAAAGTATGTTAATATTTTTGCCAATTAAGCTTTTTAAAACTTGTAAAGAGGCTCCTGATACTAATCCCGAACCAGACACAATAAACAAAACATCATTTGTGGCCTTTTTAAAGAAAGATTTTAGTGATGGCGTATTTTGTTCATATTTTTCTGGATGTGTTTGCTTCTCAAGGAGAAAGTTGTTTTTACCATCCTTGTCGATACCCTCTGAATCTATCTTAAAAACTTGATACTGGGGATATTGGGCAAATTTATCTGCAATTGCACACCCAGCCTTACCTAAGCCGACTATTGTATCCACTCGATCCTCCTCATATCTCCATATGATTTACCAGCACTAACATTGACCTTAAATTTGCCAAAAGGTGTTTGTGAAAAAACGTCCAACAACTCCCCAACAAGCTCTCGTTCGTCATCATCAAAGTCGATTATAATACTATCATGAAGGGTGAAAGAAATAAAGGAGTTTTTATCCTTAAGTTTGTCTGCAATTTTAAAAGTTCTCGATAACACGATATCACTTGTCGTGCTCTGTATTAAATAGTTTAAAGCATGGTGTTTGTCCGCCTGAATTGCCCTTTTCATGGGTGTGACAACAACTTGGCCATTCCAATATTTTCTTAATATGCCCTCGCGGTCATAATATTTGCTTGGCAAATGATCTTTCGACTGAGGGTTGTAAAGCCAGGAAAAAATCCTCTTCTTTGCCTGGTCACGAGTGCCAATATTTCGAAATATGTTCTTTAGATTCCAAAGGTGTAGATCCTCTACTGGCTGTTTTTTGCCAGAAAGCCCCAAAAGTACACGAAGCTCTGCTGCATTAAAATCAAGCTCAACAAAGTAGTCATTTGAAGGCTTTAAGATAGAGCGATAATCGCCGTCAAGCGTCAAAATAGGAAAATACCCCTTCCTCGTTGTCATGCGCCCAGTTTTTGTACCATACATATTATAAGAAATATATGGCTTAATATATTTGCTTTTTTTGATAAAATTTCGAACTTTAAGCCGATGGCTTTCTCTGGCTATTTCTGAATAATCAATATTTAGCTTGTTTTGTCGTATTTCATATGTCAATTTTGCCAGATTTCTCATAAAGTCGTAATTTGCGGGTTTCGCATATGTTTCTATAACATATTGTGTTATTTTATTTTTAATTTCACAATATTCCAGCAAAAATCTTTGAGGCACAAGATCGTAGAAGCAGTTAATATCAAGAGAGATTTTAGAAGTCGCAAACGACTTGTAAAAGGCTCTCAGCCGGGCGTTTATCGCCGCCCATCGGTGTCTCAAGAAATCGGGACATACTTCATCTAATGTTTTTCCAGGGACCAACAAAGAAGCAATGACGGTGCCGTTTTGTGCAAAAAGTGGGTTGTAATTCCAAGTTGCAGTTACAGCATCGAAGTCAAACTCTTCGCAATTATAAATAAGCTTGCCGTCATTATAAATGCCAACGCAATGCTGTTTGTCGTCTAACGTTTGAACTAACAAATGTCACTCTTAGTAACTACTACCGCCGCCGCCAGTGGGTGCCTGTGTAGCGGCCACTTGCTGAACTGTTTGTGGTGTGTCTGTAGGTGTTGTTTCACGACTCACCAAGGAGTATATACTGGTGGGGAAATAATATTGTTTAAAACTCTCATTAATATAACCTATTGCAAACTCCAAGTCAACTGTTCTTTTTAAATTTTTTGCATTTTTTATTATTTTTTCAACTTTGCCTGTATTGTGTGGTCTTCCCAGTTCATAATTTAGCATTTCAGAATACACACCAATCCAATAGTCATCATTATATTTAACACGAAAATCTTCATCTGTCAATCTTTGTCGCAAAACTCTACTTGTTGTGGAACAAGCTTTTTCGATTATATTTGCATCTTGAGTTATGGCTTGTTTTGTGGTGGCATTTCTTGCAAGATTAAAGCTATCTTTATATGGCTTTTGTACCCCTTTCCCTTTCGTTTCTGACTTTGCAGGAAATTGTGAGACATATGTATTGTAAAATTGAGATAGATAAATTTTGACATTGTTAAAATCATAATCACTGGCTTTATAGAAATAATTTTCAAACAAATTATCAAATGTTATTCCATACTTTGCCATATATTCTTGCATTGGGGGAGATCCAATATCTGCAATGATTCTACCAGGATAGTTTTTATCAGCCATAAATCCAAATTTTTTCAATGTGTTCATATAAAACTTAAAGTTAGCACTTTTTAAAAAAGTAGAGTCTTTTAAGTGGTCGTTTGAATAACCTATTGACGGTGCAACCTCAATCACTAAGCCGGAAATATAAAAAGGACAATTTACTGAAGAAATAAAGGACGCTCTTGTTAACATATATCTTTTTTGATCGTTGTTAAAAACGTTTTTCATAGATTTCATAAAATCGTCAAAATCTTTTGGTCTTGCGTGATTGAGTCCAAAAAATTCTGATGGTTTTTCTAGATATTGATTAATTAAGCTACTATACAAGGCATCAACTACGCCACCATACATTGTGTGCAGGCTTGTCCATGATTTAACTGGGCTGAGATTTGCTAAAGCATTGTTGGTGTTTAGTAGTCCGAGAGAAGAAGCGCGATCCACGTAATCTTGTAGATCACTAAATGCATCAGTTACAAAATTAAGAGCATATAATTGATTTTTGGTAACGCTGTTAAGTGTTCGCAGTTTTTTTAAATACTTTTCAGATGGATATATCATATTTCCATCAAAATTAACTTTTCCATAAAAAGGGTTGACAAAAGAATCAAAAAAATTGTTATATTCTTGGTTCGGTACCGCACTGGAAAGATAGAGTCTTCTTAGTTGAAAAAAGTTAGCGCTAGTAAATGATTGTTGTCTTTGTGCCATGATGTTTACCTATTTGTAAGGATCCTCGTCGGCTCTATATTGAATATATGCCTCTGCATATGCTTCGCTAACCCCTTTGTCTAATAAAAATTGTTTCACAACTTCTTGGTTTGTTTTTATATCGCCACCTGCTGCTTCCCAATCAAAAGGAACATCACCTTCGGAATTCGGAAGGCTGCCTTTTCCGTATGCTCGTTTTTGGGTGTCTGTTGGATTTTTTGTTTGAGATAGTATCTCAATAGCTCTTTCTTGTTGAGTGCTGCTGTTACCAAGAGTGCCGAATTCGGCCACATAGGAGGCAGCAGGAGACTCAACAAGTCTTGAGAACGTATCAAACTCGCCGGAGGAGGCACCAACAGAATTGTTACCCGTTCCATCGGTTCCGGCAAAGCCCAAAAATTTTGTGGTAAGACTGGTTTCCCAATCTACACCACCGGCTAGCTCTATATAGTTTTGTACATCAAGCACCAAGAAATACCCGCCCAAACCAATCCTGCTGGCATTGGACTGTCTGCGGTCGATTGCAAAACCAAGATCGAGTGGCTTAGGTTGGACATATATTACACTGCCTGGTTTAAACATAATGTTTCCGACCATTGTAATTGATGCATTATATTTTTCTCTTATAATACTGGTGCCTGCAAACCCTCCTCCGTGGAACAGCCTTGCTTCTCGTAGACCCGGAAGATCTTCTTTGGAAAACTCCATACTTTTAATCAAGCCGGTTTCGGATTCACCAAAAATAATATGATATATGCCATTTTCTTCGTCTAGTCTTCTATTTCCAGATCGTTGAATGGCGCTTTTGGGCACTTGGTGCAAGACTGTAACATTATAAGTTGGAGATCTTCCTCCTTTAAGACCGTGTTCAAATTTTATGCTTGGACCTTTTTCTGGCGAGCCGTGAAACCTGTTACGGATAAGATCAAGATGTATTCCATTTATTCTGGAGAACCACAAGCCGCCATCGCCAGAGAGCGATCTCGTCATCGCTCTTTCCATGTCATATCGGTATAAATTATGGGCGTTCATAGGCCCGGGTTTCATCATTGCATCACCCGGACCCTCCAAATCGGCCCAAGAACCAGGAAGATTAAATGAGTTTATTTGAAATTCTGGTGGACTGTACTTATCGGGATAGTCCACACAGTTAGTACCCAAAGCAGGTTGAATTAGCTCGGTCATCATATCATGTATAAAGTCTCCTAAATAATAATTTTCTCTTACTGGTGCCATGGCTTTATTGAACCACCATGATCTAAAATGTTCATAACTTATTGGCAGATCTGCTAAATTTACAGTGTGTACAACATCAGGATCTGATGCAGATCGATAACTTATGTCTGTACACAGTATGTGAC